GAGGACGGCGACGAGGACGGCGACGAGGACGGCGACGAGGACGGCGACGAGGACGAGCAGCTCCCCGATGACGACGGCGACAACCACGGCGTCGGCGATCTCGACGAAGACGGATCGGTCGAGTCTCTGGTCCAGGAGGTCGCGGGGGTCGAGAAGACCTACTACGCGGCCGTCGGGCTCCACGGGGGCAATCACCACAAGGCCGCCGCGGCGCTCGACTTGTACCACCGCACCGTGCGCAAACTCGTGCGCGCCCTGACGGGCGGTGTGGGGGCTGGTGGGCAGGACGTTGACGGGGATGGCGACAGCGACACCCCCGAGGTCACGGGCGGCCCTTCGGGTGCTCCGAAGGGTGATGACGAGGACTCGGACACCGACGACGTCGAAGCCCCCGAGGGTGACGAGGGTGACGAGGGTGACTCGGACGAGGACGCCTCGAAGAAGAAGAAGAAGAAGTCGCCGTTCGGCAAGAGTGCGCGCCGTCGCGCGCGTGTCATCCTCGACGTGCTCTCGAAGGCCGGCGTGATCCGCCGCACCTCCGTTGGCGACGTCCGCTACAGCGAGCTGATCGAGCGACGCCCCCCGGCGGTCCTTTCGCGCTACTGTGAGATGTCGACCGACCCGCTCGCACGGGGCGCCGAGGGCTTGCGCATCCTCAAGTCGGAGCCACGTTCGATCACCCTGATCAACGACCGCGTGGACCCGTCCGCGGCGCTGCGGCAGTCCGCGCTCACGAAAGGCTACGCCGACCGCAACCGCCCCGTGCGGATCAACGTCAACGCGAAGTGCCCCATCCACGGGCACTCGTCGGAGTCCGTCTACAAGTCGCAGATCCTCGCGCACCCGTATCTGCCCTGCGCCTGCAAGAGGTGATGCGTGGGGCTGGTCAACGACATCGCGAAGGCAAGCCGCGCCGGACTGCGTGAAGCCGCCCGGTGGATGTCCAAGTCCGACGACGACGTCACGGACTCGGACATGGGCGTGGCACTCGTCAAGGCCGGCATGGCCGACAACCAGGCCGCAGACCCGACCATGGAGCCCCCGCGCGCCTTGTTCCATGACCCCTACTCGATCCTCGACTGGGGTGGATGGCGGCAGCGCCCGAGCGCGCTCACCTACGAAGCCCTTGGGCAGATGGCGACTCAGGTGACGCCGATCGCGGCGATCATCCAGCTCCGTGTCAACCAGATCTCTCAGTTCTGCCGGCCACAACAGGGGGACTACGACAAGGGCTACCGGGTCATGCTTCGGGATCGTCGCGACAAGCGATCGATGACACTCGCCGAGAAGAAGATGGCGCGCGAGATCGAGCGCATGCTCGAAACGACGGGCTACCTTCTCCCCACCGAGAAGCCGACCTATCGCGATTCCTTCCGCTCATTCACGAAGAAATCGGTCCGCGATATTCTCACGTTCGATCAGTGGGCGTTTGAAAAACAGCGCGACATGAAGGGGCGGCCGTCAAGGTTCATTGCGCTCGACGGCGCTTCGATTCGCCCCGCGGTCGCAGACGTCGAGCACATGAGCCCCGAGGAGCACCTCGAGCGCGTGGCCTACGTCCAGGTCTACGAGAACACGGTCGTGGCAGAGTACAGCCCCGACGATCTGGCGTGGTGCATCATGAACCCGCGGAGCGGGATCAAGGTCAACGGGTTTGGCTTGAGCCCGATCGAGCAAATCGTGCGCCTCGTGACGGCGTGGTTATACGGCTTTCAATACAACCTCAACTTCTTCAGCCAGGGCTCGGCGATCAAAGGGTTGATCAACATCAAGGGTGCGATCCCTGACAAACAAATGCGCGCGTTCCGGCGCATGTGGTACACGATGATCTCGGGAACGACGAATGCTTGGCGCACTCCCATTTTGAACAGCGATGACATCCAGTGGGTCTCCATGCACTCCGCCAACCGGGAGATGGAGTACAGCGCGTGGATGGACTGGCTCACCAAGTTGATTTGCATGCCGGCAGGTATGCGGATTCAGATGGCGGACGGAACAACCAAACCCGTAGAGGATATCCAGATCGACGATCTGGTCATGACCCACAAAGGCCGAGCCCGGCGCGTAACGAAAACGATGAAGAACAGACACGTGGGGCCTTTGGTGCGAATGAGAGGGGCGTACGGCGGTGATCTGCTACTGACCGGGAACCATCCGGTCTTTGCTGTCGAAGGGCACTACGACACCAACACGATGGAGAGAAAGTTCCAGAGCGAGGCTCGGTTGGTTCGAGCGGATCACTTCTCCTACGCGGCGACGAGTCTTAAGCGGCAAGACTACGTGACCATCCCGCGTTGGGACATTCCCGTCGACACGGTGGTCCTGTCTTTCCGGGAGCCGATGTCTGGCATAGGGAAGCGAGTCGAAGACCAACAGGTCGACGCAGAGATGGCTCGATGGCTCGGGCTGTATGCAGCAGAGGGGTGTTCGTCCAGGAAGGGCGATGTGCTTTTCTGTTTCCATGAGAAAGAGGAGGGCCTGGCGTCCTTCGTGAAGCGGGTGGCCGTTGATCGCTTGGGGCTAGTGCCTTGCGAGCAAGTCGACCCGGAGCGCAAGTCGAGGGTTATCCGCATCTCGTCTGTGCTTCTTGCCGAGTGCCTTCGCGACATCTTTGGGGTTCGCGCAACAGAGAGAAAGATGACCCGCCTGCTCGCGGTACAAGACGACGTCTTGATGTCCTTTCTTGGAGGCGTTTTCGACGGGGACGGGTGTGCGTTGAGGGCCGGACGGGCCAGTTCCACCATGCGGATCACTACGGCTAGTAGGACGTTTGCTGATCAACTCAGGTTCGCGATTCACAGACTTGTCGGCCCTGTCGGCATGCGCGAAGTGCGCCGCTCTGGGGGTTTCGGGCCGCCGCGCCCATACTATGAGGTGATGATCAGCGCCAACAAGGCGTCAGCCGTGTTTGCGCTGTCGGAGAAATCGGTTCCGTCCGGTGGATCGAAAACGTCCGCGCACGTCACGGGTGGCGGGTGGGCCCTCCGACTTCGGTCCTACGGCGAGACCCCGCCGGTCGACGGGTGGGTGTACAACTTCGAGGTCGAAGAAGATCACAGCTACGTGGCCGAGGGGGTAGCGGTCCACAACTGCGCGGTCTACGGCGTGGACCCGACCGAGATTAACTTCCAGTTCGGCAACACGGGGCAGTCGAACGCTCTGAATGAGGGTAGCCAGGAGTCGAAGGTCATCGAGAGCAAGGACAAGGGCTTGCGTCCGCTGACCGAGCACTTGACCGACCACTTCAACCAGCACTTGATCTGGGAGTTGTGCGAGGACTTCGAGTTCAGCTTCGTTGGGCTCGATGCCAAGGCGGAGGCCACGGCGCGTGACGCGCGCGTCAAGGAGTCCTCGGCGTTCAAGACGATCGACGAAGTGCGTGCCGAGGTGGATCTACCTGCGCTGCCCGAGGGCAAGGGCGCGATGATCCGGGACTCCACGTGGGTCCAGTTCGCGTCGGGCGGAGGCGAGCAGGGCGGCGAGCCGGGTGAGCCCGGCGAGGGCGAAGACGACTTGCTAAGCGCGGCCCCGGGTGCCTCCGCCGATGGCGACGACGAAGACGAGCCGGACGACCTTCTGTCCGCGGCCTCCGACGCGTCCAATAGCGATTGGGGTGCTGCCGACGAGGAGGATGATCTCCTCGCCGCGTCGCTCTACAGCTACCGCGACGAGCTGAACAAGGCCGAGCGCGCGATCACGATCTTGGAACCGACGGGAGGCGCATGATGGGCGTTCGATCATTCGTGGAGTTGAGCGTTCAGATCGGGGTTGGGGCGAGCCTCGACGACAAGATCTTCGACCGCGACGTGTCGGAGCTTCTCGATACGCTCGACCACGCCACCGTCCAGGTGATCACCCTCGCGGAAGCCGAGGCGCTGTTCGCCGTGGGGCTCGGGGACGTGACCGCGCCGCGGCTCCTCTACATCGAGGCCGAGGGCGACATCGACGTGCGCCTGTGGGACTCGGGGGGGCAGGCCATCGCTGTGCGCCGCCCCATCGACCCCCTCAGCAGCTCGGCCGCGGATGTGCTCGCGTTCTTGCTCCTGACGGGCACGTTCAGCTCGATCTATCTCACGAACGCTAGCGCCACCAACTCGGTGCGCGTGCGCGTGATGATCGCGGGCGATCTGGTGACGTGAGTGCGCGCGTGCCTGACTTGCGGCGCGGAGGCGCTCGCTAAGAGCGGCGAGGTACCTGGCGACAACGTCTGGTACCGTGACCGCTCGATGCGCGAGCTGCATCGACGTGCGCACGCGGCCTACCGCTGGACCTACCGGCGCATGGTCGTCGCGGTCCAGCGCCACATCGAAGAGAAGATCCTCGGCGAGCCGTTGTTCAAGGCGGGCGGCAAGCCCCCACCGCTGCGGCCGTTGACGCCCGCGGAGCTGGAGACGCTACGCACGATCATCCAGAGCCATCACGATGCATTCTCCGTGCACGTCACGGGGGCAGGTGCGCTCGACCCCGTCGTCGTCCAGCAGTTGATCCGGGAAGGGCTGCTGACACCCGACGGACGGCTCGCAGGGGGCGACGCCCCCGAGCGGTTGGCGATGATCGACGAGAACTTCCGCTACGGCCGCGCCATCGGGGGCGGGGACATGTCACAGCGCAAGTCCACCGAGGATCTGACGTTCGCTGAGTGGAAGCGACAACCCGTGCTTCCGCTGAGTGAGGCGGAGGAGTACGCCCTCGACTTCGCGCGGCACTCGGCGGCGACACGAATCCGGGGGCTCGGGAACCGCATCGCGGACGACTTCACGACGGAGGCGATCGAGGCCGATCGGCAGCTCCGACGGAAGTTCGAGGCCACGGTGCACGACGAGGTCGCTGCCGGCATCGAGAAGCGCACGAGCTGGCGCAAGGTGTGGTCGGAGCTGGGGCACGCAACCGGGGACTGGAGTCGGGACTTCGGGCGCATCGCAGCGACCGAGGGCCTGGACGCGATGATCGAGGGCCAGGCGCGCGCGATTCGAGATCGCACGGGAGACGACCCCGAGGAGATCCGCGTCGCGAAGCAGCCGAACCCCGACGCGTGTGAAGCCTGCCGGCAGCTCTACACCGTCGGCGGCATCCCGCGCGTGTTCACGCTGGCCGAGCTGACCGCGAACGGCTCGAATGCCGGCCGCAAGCGCAAGGACTGGCTCGCCACGCTGGGGCCGATCCATCCATGGTGCTTTTGTACTTTGATCGAGGTCCCGAGTGGGTGGGGCTTCGATGAAGAAGGCGACCTTGCACCACTCGTGCTCAAGCGCGCCGATCTCGCGTGGAACCTCCGCAAGAGCGCGACGCGCCGACAGCACGTCATGCTGTACGGTACTCCGGGGGGCGGGATCACGATCCGCGTCGGGGACCCCTTCGTGCGCGTTGCCGTCGAGGAAGTTGTCTCGCGCACGCCCGTCGACGTGTTCACCCGCGCCACGGGCGTGACGCTGATCACGACGGACCACGGCCGCCCGCTGAACCCCTTGGAGGCGAACGACTACGCGTACTGGGCGGGTAACGAGATTCGCTTGCAACAGACGATCGACCCGAAGAAGGTCAAGCGCGTCCTGGAGCACGAGATCGGGCACTCGCTCAACTCGTGGGTGTTCAGCAAACGGGGGTCCGTGGAGGCCGTGCGCGCGTGGCACGACGAGCTGTGGGGCATTTCGCAGCGCGAGGGCTTCGTGAGCCTGTACGCGAAGAAGGAGCCCATCGAGAACGCGGCGGAGGTGTCGCGCCTGTACCTCTACCACCGAGCCGACTTGCGGCGGAGCTACCCTTCGCAGTTCTCCGCGTGCCATCGTATGTACTCGGACATGGCCGCGACGACGAAGAGGGCATCATGAGCCGCGTACTTACAGCCGAGGATTTCATCAAGGCCGCGCGCAAGCTCCACTACCGGACGACGTTTGCGGGGCTGCCAATCAGCATCGAGAACCGCAAGGGATCTTTACGGCATTGGAACGATCCTGAGACGGGGGAGAGCGGCTCGAACCGGATGGCCCATGCCTACGGATATATTCGAGGGTTCACGGGTGCGGACGGCGATGCCGTCGACGTGTTCCTCGGGCCGCACGCCGACAGCGAGCACGTGTTCATCGTCAACCAGCGACAAGCCGGCGACCTGCGCGCGTTCGATGAGCACAAAGTCATGCTCGGGTTCCGCGCGCTCAACGAAGCGCGCGCCGCGTACCTCCGATGCTACGACGGGATGGGCCCGAAGCTGCTCGGTTCGATCCGAGAGTGGACTCTCGACCGCTTCAAAAAATGGCTCGTGCGCGGCGACATCGACGAGCCCGTGAAGAAGGGGGGCGGCCCCTACATCGGTCCGAAGGGGGGGAAGTGGGCAGACGCGAAGCACACGATCCCGTGGAAGGAGCCGACGACGAAGGCGCGCATTGTCGAAGTGGAGGTCCATCCTAAGATCTCGCGCGCCGGCTCTCTGACGTACTACGTGTCCGACGCTGATGGGGACGTCCAGATCTCCCACTACGAGGGCGGGCACGGCCCTACGATGCCGCGCGCATCGCTCAAGCACTTCGTCAACGACTTGGCGGGGCGCGTCGACTTGCCGAAGAGTGGAAACGCCGACATCAACGCTGTGATCGACGGCAGTGCCAAGTTGCTCGGGAAAGGCGACGACGGAATCGCTTTCCACGTTGGCGACAAAGTGGTGAAGGTCTCGACCACGGTCCCCTTCCAACCGGACAACCCGGGCCACCGATCACCGGGCGCAGCGGCTGACATGCTGCGGCAGCAGACGGACATCGGAAACACGCTCGCGGATAAGGGCATCCCCGTGCTGCGCTCGACGTTCGTGAAGCATGGCGACAAGGGGTTCCAGATCAAACCATACGTCGAAATCCCCAAGAAGTTGACACGCAAGCAGCTAGACGAAGTGCAAGAGCATTTGCACTTGATGCACGCTGCTGGCTTTTCCCTGAACGATCAGATCCAGGTCGGCGTGCTCGACGGCAAGGTCGTGTTTTACGATACCGGGAAAGCCGCCCCGAACACAGGGACCGGGATGTGGGCTAGTACGTCGCATGACATCGACAGACTCGAACACCTGTACACTGAGCATGGAGAGCGCTTCGTCAACACGAAGGCGCCTCGTGGAGCCGCGATGTGGGACAAGGCGGACGAGATCGCGCGCAGGGTAACGTCCGAGAAGGGCGCGGCGTTCGCGAGCCACTGGGTCGACAAAGCGGCGGATGCTCGTCGCGTTGATGCGCGCGCGACGCTTAGTGGCAAGAGGCTGGACATAGAGTTGGACTCCATCGATATGGAGGCCGGTTGGATGCGCGAGGACATCGGAAAGCGTGCAAAGGGCGGAGATGAGCCCGTGAAGAAGGCCGGCGGCCCGTTCATCGGGCCCAAGGGCGGCCTCTTCGGCGGCCCGGAGCACGTCTCGGCGTCCCCTTGTCGCACGTGCAACCGATCGGGCAAAATCGCGCTCGACCACTCCAAGCTCGATCCGAAGATCTCTCACGCGCTCGGGGGCCCCGCCCCAGCGCCGGCCACATTGAAACCCCTGCCCGAAAGCAGCCCGCAAATGTCGTTGTTCCGTGCTGTGGTTCCCGGGGATCTGTTCAAGGGCGAGGCGCGCGGGGGGAAGTACATCAAGCGCGCCCCCTACACCGACGCCAAA